GAGGTCATAATACACAGAAAGTGGTATTGATGCCACCTTGTTTACATCGCCATATTTTGTTGGCGTTTCGTTGTACTCCCGCTTGTTCGCATTTGCGATCGATGTCGCATCCTGAACCCGCTCAATAACATACTCTCCCTTGTCGGTCACATGCCAGTAAGACGTGACGCCTGTCAGGGGGTCTGTGTCGAAAACTCTTTTCTGTCCCATGCTTCGCTCCAGAAGTGAGAGGGGCAGCCGAAGCCGCCCCGTCAGTCTTTATGATGTTGTCAAGTCGAAGACGCCTGCGTGAGCTGCTTCGTTGGACACTTTCAAGCCCATCTCGCAGATCATCATTTTCTTCTCGGCGTCGCCTGTCTTGGCAAGATCGACCGCTTGGATCGGACGCAGGTAGCATACAGATGCGTACTCTGGGTCTAGCAAGAACGCGTCGCGCTCACGCTGGAAGCGGTTAGGGATCACAGAAAGTGTACCAAAATCAGATAGATAGACGTCAGCCGCACCAATAATGGTGGTCGGGCTGTCTGACGGCGCTTGGTAACGCTGAGCCGCGATGCCTGCGAATGTAGACACTTGAGTTTTGTTGAACGGACCAACCATCAAGATTGTTGGCTCGCCGCCTGCGGTGTATGCGTTTTGCATCGCAGATTTCAACATTGTCTCGGTGAAGTCGGCTTGTGTGCCGTCTGTACGAGTGTCTGTGCCGTCGCCAGTGGGTGACGCGCCGCCTGATCCGAACACGTCGTTTGTCGCGATCCATGCAGGAAGACCCGCTGTCTCACGAGCTGTTGACGAGTTGCCAGCGACCTGAGCGTTCGACTGAAGAAGAGTTGCCTCTACATCGCGCTTTAATTCTTTGCCGCGCTTTGCAAGTTGGAAACTTAGTTCGTCATTGCGGCCCGCCGCATCTTGTGAACCCAAGTTGTCCGCAACGATTAGCGTACGGCGTAGAATGTGTGTGTAGTTGCCCACACGAGTTGTCGCGCTTGTCGCGTCGAAAGTTGTCACGTCATCGCCATCAATGCGCCCTGTTGTGCTTGTTGATGCAAGCTCATCAGTCTGCCACTCGAAGTATGTGTTAGACACATTCTCTGAGCTGACATTGCTCATAAATGGGGTTTGTTCAGGCGAGATATCCGCAATTATATTGGATAGCTCTTCACGAATGCCGACGCTGTCGAACGACGTGAATGTATTGGTTACGATTGCCATAATGGCCTCCTAGAGTAACGATTTAATTGCAGCCGCTGCATCCTGCATGCGACCAGTTTGCTGTGCGCGCGTGCGCGCTTGTGTTTGTGCACTCCTTGGCTTTGGCTGTGAACCGCGCGATCCAGTCTTCATGGTCTTGGCTTTCGGCTTCGGCTTCGCTGTCTTAGCTTGCGTGGCTCGAGTTTGGCCTCGATCATATAACATGGCTTTGCGCGCTAACTTCACAAGCGTGGCATTACGCAGACCGTTGACATCATTTTCAGAGAAACCCTCGTTTAAGAGGAAGTCTCGTAGCTGTCCTGCTTCCTGCTTGGCGACTTTTGTGTCTCGCCACTCAGGAATGAGGTCTGGCAAAATGGCCCTCTGCTCGTCAGTGTAACGTGCCTCAAACTGCGCGTTACGTTGCTGCTCAAGCTCTGCCATTCTCATGCGCTCTTGACGTACCGCCTCAAGTTGAGCGTTTCGCTCCTCTTGCTGCTTACGCCACTGGCGCTCTGCCCTCGCTGCCATATTGGGGTCTGTGTCGTACAGCTTGTCCCAGTCAGGCTCCTGTTCCATCGGCTGCTCCAACCGCTCCTGCAGCGCAGGTAAAAGTTGGGCATACTGTGCATCTTTACTCGCGATCTCTGCTTCTCTTGCGTCAACTTCTCGTCGAAGCTCTGCAAGCTCTTGCGTCTTCCGCGTGTAATCTTGTTGCCTCAGATAACCGTTTTTCATTTCTTCGACAGTCTTCTCTTCTCCGTTTACTTCGACTGTCGCCGCAAGTATGTCGAAAGAATTGTCGTCGTCCTGTCCTTCGGTTTCCTCAGTTTCAAGTTCGCCTTCGGTTCCAAATTCGTACTCTTCAGAGTACTCTTCATCGCCCTCTGGCATTTCGGCTTCAGCTTCGATTACCTCTTCAGCTTCTGCCTCAAGCGCGTTCGGCTCAGCGGCGTTATCCTCTTGGGGCACCATCATTTGCCTAATTGCATTTTGTGCGGATGCCAGATCAGTCCCGAGGGGGTTGTTGGTTTCTGCCATTCTATATCTCCATAATTATGCGTCTATTTTCCCTTTTTTTCAATAGATGCGTTGTCTACCAAAGCGCGGAGTGCTTGACGCACTGTTTCTACACCCCGCAACTTCATGAATGCGGCCTCCCGACCGTCTTTGTCACCAAAGTCTGTCATTTCGAACTCTTGGTAACAATCTGCTCGGATTTCATCGAGAAATCGTTGCAAATCAGTGTCATCGAGCAGGCGCTTTGCCTCGCGACCGTCATCGATGATTTTCTGTTTACTCTTGATCATCTACGGCGCCTTTAATGATGTCCGCCTGACCCTTCATCACCTCACGGTTGATTGCAAGGTCAGCTCTAATCTTCTCTACGTTGAGCTGCGTGCCATACTTAGCCTTCATCTCTTCCGCCTTGACGAATAACTCGGCATCAAGCTCGTCGCGCTTGCGATCGTCTTCCATCATCATTTTTTCGCGCTCAAGCGTTAGCTCTGCCGCTTTCTTCTGGATGTCAGCTTGGATTTGCTGGATTTGGACCTGTATCAACTGCTCGTTGATGTCAGGCTTATTCTCTTGGGGCGGAGGCTGGAATTGTGCTGGGTCGGACCAGAATTGTGAGCTATCCTTAAAGCCCGCAATTTCTGTCATAGATTTCAATGTATTAGAGAGTTTCGTCATGTCGGTCAGCGGGTTGACTGGGCCAAGCTGCATGAGTGCCTCTTTCTGCAGCTCGCTGATCTGGCGCAACATCATCAAACGCTCGGTGTCGCTGCCCTTGCCAAGTGCAATGTTTACAGTGACATCCATGTTCGCGTTCCAGACGCGCGGATCGATAGGCACGAACTCGTTCGTCAGGCGCACCATGCGCGGCTGATCTTGGTGCGTCGTAAGCAAATGCAGCACGATCTTGTACAGGTGCTTCATGCCAGTCTCGGCAAAGATACGCGCGATCATCTCAATGTGCTGCTGAGCGGCGCTCACAGTCGCATTTACAGCCGCTGCGGTGGATGATTGCAGCGCACCCGCATCCAAGCCTGCAGACGCCTTTGAGATGCCTGTGCGGGCCTCTTTCAACTCGTCCATGTATTGCAACACTGGGAACGCCTCGCGGCCAACGAATGGCATCGACAGCATCTGCACCGCGCCTGCTTGGCGCTGGCGGATTACGCTGCCGACCTCAGTTGACATGGCATCCTCGATATTAACCATACCCTCGGTTATCGCCATGCGCGGGTGGATCGACATTGCCAAGCTGTCGAGCGTGTTGCGCATGATGTTAGATTTGATCCGCTGGATGTCGGCGACCGTATCAGCAATAGACATGCCAAAGAAGTCGTGCGCCTCTGGATCGGGGCAGAACGACGCAAACGGCACCATGCCGCACGGCTCGTTCATCAAAATCTTGTTACCGTCGCCAGCCGTGCAGATTTTACGCAGCTCCGCGATGCCATCGCCATCGTAGTCTACTTTGATGTAGTTTTCGACGTACATCACTTTGCGCATCGCCTTGTCGTTGCGCTCGTTCAGCTCGTTGTCGAGCTGCGCGTTACGCGTCAGGCGCTCGATGTTTGTCGTCATGTCTTCATGCGATGATGCAAGGCTCTCGACTTCTTCGTAGTCGTATCCCATCGCAACTAGCTCTGAGACTGTCAGAATGCGTCTGTGAGCGACGTAATCGCTGTCCTCGATAGATTTAGCCTCGCGAGAAATCAAGAACTCCTCGGGCGGTACAGCCTCTAGCTTAACGCGTCCGTCTGGATGCGTGTACGTCACGCGCACGGCGTGCACTAAAGGCGGAGGCACGATTTGACCTGTCATCGGGTCCATCTGTGGCTCGCCAATCATTTCGGATGCGACAATTTCGACCTCGGCGTCAGGGTCCGCCATCAAAGCCGCCAGAGCGTTGTCGTCAAGGCCAGTCAAGTCATGTGTCTCAAACTTTGTCTGGTCATCCCAGTAGCACTTCAAAACGCCAACCTTGCGGATCAGCGCGTCCTTAAAAGCGGCGTGCATGTGCAGGAAGCCGTCGTTGTCGCGGTTAATCACGTAGTTCGCATACTCGGTCGCCTGCTTAGCCGCCGCAACGTCCTCCGCAGACTGCGGAATGTACTCAACGGTGCGCTCCGATCCGTGGAAAATGCGCATCAGGCTCGGCATGATCGCCTGCACAGTGTCGCGCACGTCCATGCTAACAACTTGGCTGCGTCCATCCTCTTCATTGCCAAACGGCTCGCCTCGATAATACTTCGTCGCGGAGGCGCGTACGGGCGACACCGTGTTGTCGATGTAATCGCGGGCGTCCTCGAGTTCGCTCGAGACAATGCCCTGCAGCTCCTCGTCGTCCATCTGGTTGGGGTTCAACTCGGCTTCAAGTTCCGCCGCGAGTTCGTTTATTTCGTTTTCCATATTAGAGGCCCTCTTGTGCGGCGCTTAACTTA